CCTGCGGGCTGGGTAAGTTGCTCAGCCTGGCGACGAAGTGAACGCCGGCATTCGCCCGAAGCATCCGCAGGTTGACTGCATCGTCCGGCGCAAGAGCATCGGCGATCTTCATCACCCGCTGCCCGTCCGCGTTCAAACCGCCGCGAACGTGGAAAGGCTGCAGAGACATAGCGATAGGGGCAGCCGAGCCACTTCGCCCCGACGCTGCCCCCTAGATTCCCGATCTACAGGTACATCACGCGGCCGCGAAGGTTGGTCAACGGCAGGTTGCTGCTGATGTTGAGCCGCAACGCACCAGTCGCGCTAACGCTTGGCGTGAAGGTCAGCACCGGCGGCGCGGTGCCCATCTGCACTTCATACACAGACGAGTAACCAGTGTCGGTGCCGTTGCCCTTGCTGACGGCAACCTCAACAAACAGCGTGCCCTGTGCCGACTGCGCCCACAGGTCAACGATCATGGCGTCGCCTGCTGAATCCTCCGCCACCATCGTTGATGTGCCTGCAAGCACGGGCTGGCCGTTGGCCAAGATCGGTGATGGGCCACCAGTACCACCGCTGCCTGGTGCAGGGACACCGCCAGAGCTAGGGCCTGAGATGCCACCAGCAAAGAAGCGGCCGGAAGCACCACTGCCCTGGGCTTTCATGCCAGTGGGCAGCGTGAAGCTCTTGTTGTCCTGCGGACGAAGGTAGACAGGCTTACCCCAGCCGCCATTGGTCTTGGGCCCGTAGATCGCTACCTGATCCGTTGAGTAGAAGAGGTCACCGTCTTTGCCGTCGTTGAACTGTGGCGTGCCCACACCATGCAGAACGGTGTTGCCATCAGTGCCAGGCCTGCCTGTGGCACCCATCGGGCCACGTTCACCCGTCAGACCCTGTGGGCCCTGCACATAACCAGCCCGGATGATCGAACCATCCGACAAGCCGATGATCAGCTCGCCCGAGACGATCGCAGCTGACGCAACGAGACCGGCCATGACAGAAGAGGGAAGGACTACTTAGTGGGAGGGCCCGAAGGCTCAGGAGCAAACTCAGCCATGACTTCCTGGTTTTGCACCAAGTCATCAAGGGCTTGCTGGGACGCCATTTCGGCTTCCTCTGTCGGGTCAACGTCCAGAACCTCACCCTCGACCAACGTCTCAAGCAGAGTTTCCTTCGTGATCACCCCACTGCTATGCAGTGCCAACAGCTGAGCGATCTGCTGCGGGTCGAGCATCTCGTCGCTCAGGTTGTCAGGGATGGACAGGTCGTACTCAGCGGTGCTGCCCATGTACTGCAGCGCCCAATCCACCGCTTGCTTTACAGCGGTCTCAATGCTGGTGGCGATGGTGCTGAGTGCTGAATCCTCATCGGAGTGATCCAGGCGCTTGGCGGCTGCAGCCTCGGCAGCGTTCTTCTGTTCCTTGAACCCGACGATCGCGGTCTGATTCATGCGATCAGCCAGGAACTTCAGGTAGTTCTCCTGGGCAGCAAACGAAGCGCTGTCGGTCTGCACGTAGTTGACGTCACCCTCAGGAGGCATCGCCAAGGCGCGATTGACGCTGACCGTCAGATCAGGCTGGTGCTCGTCAAAACCCTTCAACACCAGAATTGGCGTTGCAGCCACGCTCATCTGATGGCTGTGGTCACACAGCGCTAGGTCATAGAGCAGGTTGAGGTTGGCGACTTCCAGCAGCGGCGGGGCGCTGACCAGTACGCCTTCACGCCGGCCATAAACCGTGCTGATCGGGATCTCGTCGAGGTCATAGGTGCCTTCCTCAATCAAGGTCCAGTCATCAGGACCACCTTGGGGCTTTTCCCATAGCTCGAACTTGCCGGGTTCCAGGACACGAACACGGTCAACCCAGATACTGCCGTACCTGCCGTCTTCCTTCTGGGCTACTTCCAGGTAGCGGAACTGGGTGAGGCGTTCACGGCCTGCGACCCGCTTAGTGCGGAACCCGACGACCTGCTGCGGCTTGATGACGAACAGGTTGGGCTTGATCGCCAGTTCCTCCTGCTCACGCAACGTGCGCGGGACAACGTCGGTCGACATGTCGGTAAGGACATGACAGTGGCCGTATTGAATGGCGATCTTGGTGACCAGCTTCCAGAAGGCTTCGAGGTCAGTGCCTGACCCGTCGACGTCTTCCGTCCATTCCTTGAGGACCTCGTCTTCTGTGTGGAAGTTGAGGGTCTTACGGAACAGCTTGTGAACAGCTAGCTCGGTCAGTTCCTCAAACCAGGGAACGTGAACGAACTTGCTGATGCGTGCCTGATAGCCGTCTTTATCTTCGCCTGGCAGCTGCGGGATAAAACGCGTTCCACTGTTCTTGAGGAGCGTGGAATCAGCGAGGGCCATGCTGACCCGTTCCCAAGAGGTCATCATCGCCAGGATCTGAGGATCCCGTTGACCTGGGTTGTCAGGTTGACGCGTCCCACCTTGAAGGGTGGTAGCGCCGGTCCAACCCTGCGCGTGATAGATGCTTGGCGAAGGGTTGATCATCGCTGATCGGTCTTAGACCTAGGTTTCCTGAGAAGCCTTGCGCTGCCGTGGTTTGGGCTTAGGAGCTTCTTGCTGATCAGCGATAGCAGCTTGGTGAGGAGATTCGGGTTGAGGCTTGATGGGTTCGCCGTTCATTGCTCCCCAAGGGCCTGGAATCCACAACGCCATTAGTGACAATGTCTACCGCTGTGGGCATGGTAGACGGGATCGCTACGCCTACCTATGGAGTGGCACTTAAGCAGAGCGTTCCACATCGAAGCCGCTAAGCGGGAAATTGCTAGCTGCAATGACTTGGACAAACTGAAGGACGTGTGTCTCAACCTGATGCTTCAGGTGGAAGCACAACGGGACATGATCGGGCAGCTGCTGGTCAGGGATTAACCCTGACCGCGACTGAGCTTGCGGTCGCCCTTGGGTTTGCTGCCACGACCCTGGCCTTGGCGGGTCTTTTTACAGATGGGCGCCTTGCGAAGGGTGTCGCCGGTCTTGGCTTTGACGGCCATGAAAAAGGGGGCTGAGCCCCCTAGTTATCCGTTCAGTAGCCGCGCTTCAGCCTGTCCTGCTCAACCCTTGCGTCCGTGTAGTTATCAAGGGCGTCCCGATAACGCTGGCGGCCACCGGGGGCCATGATGGCGTCCGCTGCGCGGTCCATCTCAGCCGCAGCCTCCCGAACGCGGTCTTCAGCGTCACGGCGAGAGTTTTGGGACTGGATATACGAACGCCGAGCTTGCATTTCCTGAGGGGTGGCAGCACGGATGCAGGCGACTTGATTGCCGACCTGGATGAAACCGCCAGTACCGCAGGCGCTGGCAGGAGCGGCCAGGAGTGTGAGGGCGGTTGCGAGGGCGAGGGATTTCATGGGGTGACTCCCGATAGATCCAATATGACCCCGTAGGGTCTACTCCGTCAATACCTAGCGGTAGTGGCTTTCTCTACTGCCGCAGCGCACAGGTCTGCACCTGGCTATTCAGCGGAAACCCCAGCGCACGATCGAAACTCGGGACCATGCAGCGGGCATAGAAGAGGACCGTGCCGCAGCCCAGCAACACGGCCGCGGCGATCACTGGCTTTTTCATGTCAGCGCGCCTTCTGAAGGCAGAGATTTGCAAAAACCTTGTGATACGGATGGGCTGGGTCACAGCCCTTGTGCCAAGTGGCACTGAACAGGACGGCCATCAGTCCAGTGATGGCCAAGGAAAAGGCCAAGAAACCCTTGGCGGTGTTGTCGAGCTTTTTCATGTCAGCGTTTCGCAAGTGCTTGCTTCTTGTTCTCATTGACGAAGACCCCAACAAGGCCTCCTTGCGCCATCCAGCCCATTAACTTCCAGGCGCTTTGCTCCAGCTTGTCGTCCTTGCCGACCCCAATGATCATGAAGCAACAGGCAGCCAAGAACGGGAGCGACCAGATGCGCCAATCCTTCTGGCGAATGGAGATTGGGACACTGGCGAAAAGCCCCACGAAGCCGGCAAGGATCCCTGCGTAAACAGGGTTGGCATTAATCCGTCGCTCAGTTGAGACGGCATCAAGCTTTGAAAGGTCCATGTCAGTAACAGATGAGATGGCAGAAGCGGTTCAGGTGGCTTCGCACAGCAGGGTGATCCTTGTGTGCATACCCAATGCCACCAAGTAGGGCGTAAAGCAGAACGGCAATGGCCGTCGCCTTGAAGGTCGCAGTCATCACTCAGCCTTGAAACAGAGCTTGGTGAAGGCACCCATCACGTCAGACGGAGGCTGCAGCTCCATGTAGAACGCTTCCGTTTCCTGAAGCTGTGAACGACCCTTGTACGTGGTGTCGATCATCTTTGAGTAATGCGGAGCCTTGCTCTGCAGGTGACGCACGATGCGCGGGTGATACTCAGGCTTGAAGACATAACCCGTCTCAGAACAGGCCTGCATGATGTGGGTGGATTCGTGCGCAAGCGCTTCCCACACGGCGTCAGGATCCTTCTCGTCCACTTGGCTGACGCAGACAACGAGCAGGTCCTGCTTGCCTGGATCCAAGTGGTAGTAACCAGCGCGATCAATGCAGTTCTTGTCGAAGCTGTTCTCGTTGAAGGAGATCTGCGTGCCTGACTGTTGGATCAGGTCGATGTAGGCCTCAACGTCGGCCATTGATGCCTGTGCCGACAGAGGTGCTGCCACAGCCACTGCCGAAAGCAGGGCGCCGAAGAGGGAAATTCTTTTCATCAGCTGAATTCGCAGTTCAGTTGGTCATGGGTCAGGGAGTTGGCGCTCCGCTGGCCTACCCAATTTCTACCACGGGGTAGACCCTATACGCAAGCGTATGGGCTTACATGCCGTTACGTTCCTGCTCTTCCCAGTAGCACTCCTCAATCCCCACCTGGAAACTCGCTAGCCGAGCCTCCTCCTGTTCCGCACGGATGTCCGCCTGCGAACGGAACTGCCCCCACTGATCGCGGGGGCGCTGCTTCCTCGGTGGCTTCCACTCCACTAGTCGAGACCCCTAGGCATCCATATGCCTATTTTGCCGACCGCATGTGCCTCAGTACACCTT